TGGGTAGCGCGTAGGCAAACCGGTGGGCAAAACCGCCTGCCCACCCTACCCGGCTAAAGATTCCGAATTGTCTATGTTGCAGATACTTTAAAAAAACACTCAAGAAATGGTGAAACATACTGCCCATGGACTACGAACTGATAAGAACCGGTGTGATGACGGTGAATTTTTTGATGACATTGGCCCTGGCGACGCTGTCGGGCCTGGAACGCCGCCAACGCGCCCATTTGAAAGTGCTGGAGCAGCGGTTGGAGGAAAAGTGCGTGCGGGTGGCCAAGATGGAAGCTGAAATCAAGAAACTACCAACCAAGCCGGAATTGACCCGGGTGCATGACCGGATAGACGTGCTGATTGGCGACTTCAACAAAAATTCCCGCGAAAACAACTTGTTGTTGGGCGAAATTAGCGGGCAACTGAAACAAATGAGCATCAGGATTGGCGGTGGAAAATCTTGACCCACGCGCCGCCCACCGGCGGCTCGCCCTGTTGCGGGCGCTCAAGGCCGGCCCTGGCTACAAAGCAGAGCTCGGCCTGCTGTGCGAGCTGTTGCAGGCGGACGGGCACGGTGCCGGGCTGTCGGTGGTCAAGGGCGACCTGGCCTGGCTGGAGGCGCAAGGGCTGATCGGCACCGCCGACTTCGCCGGGCGCACCGTGGCCTTGTTGCGTAACGACGGGGTGGACGTGGCCTGCGGGGTGGCTTTTGTGCCGGGGGTGGCGCGGCCACGGCCCGAGTGAATGAGTTCCGCGTGGGCACGAACAGCATGCGCCCCCCCTACCCACTACTGGCTAGCCCGTAAAAGGCGGGCAGAAAAGCATTGCCCACCCTACCCACTAAAAGGAGTTGACACCATGATGAACTACCACCGCGACCACGCCCGCTTGTTGATTTTGCAGGCGTTGGAACAGGCGCCGGGCTACCAGGCGCACCAAGAAAGCTTGCTGGCCGCCTTGTCGGGGCAGGGTTTTGTCCTGAGCCGGGCGCAATTGCACACCGAACTGGCCTGGCTGGAGGACAACGCCGACGCCCTAGTCGATAGGCGGGTGGGCGGGGTGCATATTGCCCTGCTAACCCCCGCCGGTCAGGAGTTGGCGCAAGGCCTGGCCACTGTGCCGGGAGTGATGCGGCCGTTCCCGGCGGGGCAGTAATGGCGCGCCGCGCGAAGATGACGACCTTGGTGCCGGCGCCGCTGCGGGAACAGTTGCAGGCGGAACTGGTGGCCTGCGGCTTTAGCAATTACGCGCCGCTGACCGACTGGCTGAACGGGGAGCTGGCCCGTGAGGGGCTGGAGGTGCGTTTGTCGGTGATGGCGGTGAACCGCTACGGCCAGGATTACCAGAAACAGTTCGAGGCGGAGATGGCCGAGGCCAACCAGATGCTGCATATCGCCCGGCAGGCCATCGCCCAGGGCGAGGACAGCGCCGGCGTAGTGCGGGAGGCGACCGCGCGGGTGCTGCAAACCCGGCTATTAAAATTGACCACGGCACTGCGGCAGGCCGAAGAATCAGGCGATGATGTGCATAAAATTGCCGAGACCACCACCAAGATTACCCGCGCCTTGGCCGACTTGGGCCGGATGGATATTGCCAGCCAAAAGTACAAACAAGAATTAGAAGAAGCGGTTTATAAGGCCCGGTTGTCGGTATTAACCGAATTGCGCGAGTTTATCAGCCGCCACAACCCCGGATTTAAAGCCGCTTTTGCCGCCGTTTTAACGCCGTTTGCGGAGCATTTAACGCGTAGCCCTGGGGGCGCACGTGGCAAAGGCGGCTAGGCAGTTCCTGGGTGAAATTTCGGCTCTGGCCGAAAGCGTCAGGGCGGAGCTGGGGCAGGCCAGCAAAACCCTGTCGCTGCGGGATTTTTGCCACGAAGTGACCCCGGACTGGCACTGGGACTGGCCGCATCTGGCGTATATCCGGGCACGGCTGGAGCCGATTACCGGGCGGTTGGAGCGGTCGTTGCAGGTTGGGAACCCCGCCCCGGCCCTGCCTTTGTCAGGGGAGGGAGAGCCCCGGCATTTGATTTTGTCGGTGCCGCCGCGTCATGGCAAATCCGAGCAGGTAACGGTGCGCTATCCGGCCTATTTGCTGGAGCGGTTCCCGAGGCTGCGAACTATTGTGGGCGCCTATAACGCAGCCCTGGCGCGTAAGTTCAGCCGTAAGACCCGGCGGCTGTTGGCCGGGCGCATGGCCTTGGCCAGTGACGCCAACACCGCCGAGGAGTGGGAGACCTGCGCAGGCGGGGGCCTGCGCGCGGTGGGCATGGGCGGCGGCGTCACCGGCCATGGGGCCAACCTTATAATAATCGACGACCCGGTGAAGAGCCGGGAAGAGGCGGAATCGGAAACCTACCGGGAAAAGGTCTGGGACTGGTTCACCGATGATATTTACACCCGGCTGGAGCCGGGCGGCGTGGTGGTGGTGATCATGACCCGCTGGCACTCAGACGACCTGGTGGGGCGGATATTAAAATCTGACTTTGCCGGGGATTTTGAGGTGGTCAACCTGGCGGCGCAGGCTGAATACGACGACCCGCTGGGCCGGCCGGTGGGGGCGGCGCTGTGCCCGGACCGGTTTGACGCCGCGGCGTTGGCCAAGCTGCGGACGATCCTGGGGCGCAGTTATTATTCGCTATACCAAGGCCGACCGGCCGCCGTGGCGGGCGACATCATCAACCTGGCCTGGTTCAGGCGCTACGAACACAAGCCGCGTTTCATGAAGATTGTGCAATCGTGGGACACGGCGCAAAAGGCCAGCCTAAAGAACGACTACAACGTGTGCAGCACCTGGGGCGAAACCGAAGAAGGCGACAGTTATTTGCTGGACGTGTACCGGGAAAGGCTGGAATACCCCAAGCTGAAACGGGCGGCCATCGCGCAGAAACAGCGCTGGAACCCGGTCGCCATTTTGATAGAGGACAAAGGCCACGGCACCGCCCTGGGGCAGGAACTGAAAGAACTGCCCGGCTACAGCGTGATACTGATCGAGCCGGAAGGTGATAAAGTCACGCGCATGAGCGTGGAGTCGGCGGCGCTGGAGTCCGGGCGGGTGTGGCTGCCGGTGGCCAACCGGGTGCCGTGGCTGGCCGAGTTTGAGAACGAATGCAGCCATTTTCCGGCGGTGAAGCACGATGACCAGGTGGACAGCATGAGCCAGTACCTGTATTGGCGACGCAACCCGAACAAGAAACAGGCCGATTACCGGGCCTGGCGGTTGCCGTGGCTGTAGGGTGGGCAACGCTGTTTTGCCCACGGCTTTGCCGGTAAAAGGTGGGCAGAACAGCGTTGCCCACCCTACGCGGCTTACCACTAACCACTGAGATAACCATGTCCATTGACCGCACCTCTGACCAGTTTTTACAAGATGCCTACACGGGCCTGGGCGGGTACGCTGACGGGTCGTATTTGGTGGCGCATCCGCGCGAGTCCGGCGTCAAGCTGGACAACCGCCGGGCGTTGGCGGTTTACCCCAACTTTGCCCGCAAGATCGTGGACGCCATGATGGGGTTTTTGTGGTGCCAAGCCCCGAACCGGGACGCCGACGACCTGTACGCCGCCTTTGCCGCCAACGCCGACAACGCAGGCGGCAAACTGGACACATTACTGTTCAGCTACCAGCGTTTGGCCATGATCTTTGGCACGGTGTATGTGATTGTGGACAAGCCGGCGCACCAGGGCCAGACCCGCGCCGACCAGGCGTACCCCTATTTGGCCTTGCGCATGCCCGGGCAATTGGTGGCAGAAACGCTGAGCGCCAGCGGCGCCTTCGAGTCGGTGACGTTTGCCGAAAGCGCGGGCGGGGTTAGCCAATACCGCACCTACACGCGCACCGGCTGGCGGCTGGGCAAAAACCCCGATGGCTCCGGCGTGCTGGCCCAAGGCGAACACACCCTGGGCCGGGTGCCGGTGGTGCGCTACCACATCGCTAAGCCGTTGGTGCCGACGGCCAGCCGCAGCCAAAGCTGGTTTTATGACATCGCCGGCCTGAACTGGGATCTGTACAACGCCCGCTCGGAGATGGTGGAGCTGTTCCGGGGGCAAACTTTCGCCATTCTGTCGTTCCCGGTGGCCGACAGCGCTGAGGCCGAGCGTTTAAAAGACATGACGGTAGGGGTGGAAAACGGCCTGACCTACAACCCGGCCGGCGGCGGCAAGCCGGAATTCATTGCGCCGCCGCCGACTTCGATTGAGTTGTACATGAAGCGCATGGCGGAAACCGTGGACGCCATTTATAAGTTGGCCAACTTGGAGTTTATCGGCAACGTGCAGCCCTCGGGCGAGGCCCTGAAATTCCATTTTAACGAGACCAACGCCGCCTTGGGCGGCATGGCCGAGATGGGCGAGGCGGCGGAAACCGAAATCGCCCAATTGGTGTACGCCTGGATGGGCCGGGAATTTACCGGCAACATCAGCTACGCCAAGGAATTTAACATCGCCGACATCAGCACCGCCATCGCCACGGTGATGGACGCCGCCACGCTGGGCATGGGCGCCGAGTTTGACAAAGCCCTACGCAAGCGCCTGGCCAAGCAGATTTTGGCCAATGACGTGTCCCCGGCCGTGTTGGCGGCGATTGATACGGAAATTGACGCGCAAGGGGACGTGTACGGCGACCGGGGGCGGCGGGAGGCGGGGTTGTAGTGCGTAGGGTGGGCAACGCTGTTTTGCCCACGGTGCTACTAACCACTGATTTCGCCCATGACCGACTACGAAGCCCTGCACCGCCGCCTGTGGCAAGAAATCGCCGCTCATGAAAAAGCCCTGGACGCTACTATGCAGGCGTTTGTGCGCCAGTTTTTGTTGCGCCTGCGCGCCGAAGGCTGGGTGTTGTCGGGCGATGCAGAACAGGCGTTGAACGACCATTTAAACGGCATTGAAAGCGGCCTTAAAGCCGCCGTCACCCGGGCGGTGGCGGTCGGGACCGGGTTGCCGCTGACCGCAGCCCGTTTGCAATCGGCTACGGTGTTGGCGGCCGCTGAGAAAGCCTTTACCGAGCGCTGGCCGGACGGCCTGAGCTTGTCGGAGCGGCTGTGGGCGTGGCAAAAAGACACCCGCGACGGGGTGCTGCGGGAGTTGCGGGCGGGTGTGCGTTTGGGGCAAAGCACCGGCAAAACCGTTTACGCCATGCAGCGGGCTATCGAGCGGACCACGGGCAGCCGGTTTAAGCTTGTGCAAACCCACCAGGACGATTGGGTGCGGGATTTGTACGAGTCCGGGTCCGGCCTGATTCGCAACCCAGACGGCCAGGTCGCTTGGCAGGCCGCCGTGGACGAAGCCGAGGAGCGCATTGCCGATCTTGCCAGAACCGGCACCCGCACCGCCGCCGAGCAGGTGTTGGGGAAAATCCGCGAAGGTGTGGCCCGTGGCCGGGAAGATTTGCTGGACGAAGCGGTGAAGTGGTGGACGTATGACAAACAGCTTTATGGTTTGAAGCGGATTGTCCGCACCGAGATGGCCACGGCCGCGCACCGGGCGGTAATAGCCACCAGCATAGCCGACCCGGACATCATCGGCTACCAATGGCGGTTGTCGGCCAGCCACCGGGTGCCGGACATCTGCGATTACTACGCCGGCATCGAGATGGGCCTGGGCCGGGGCGTGTTCACCAAGGACGCAGTGCCGCCGGGCAAGGCGCACCCGCATTGCATGTGCCTGATTATTCCCCGGGTGACGCCGGTAGAGCAGAAGGGCGACAGGCATTACGCCGATTTTATTAAAAACACCTCAGACCGGGTGCGGGAGGCGATGCTGCCGGAGTGGGTGAAAGAGGCGACGGCGGCGGGCGTGCCGTTGGAGGCGTTGGTGCGGCCTGATGGCATGGACTTGCTGACCAAAAAGGCGGCGACCGACACGATTAACGTCAACACGGTGGAAAATATCGTTGCGAAATTGGCTGAAAAGGCGAAAAACGCAAAGTCACTGGCTGATATATGGACAAACTTGAACGCTTACCCAAAGCACATTGACAGGCGTATTGAAAAAAATCATATTAAAGATGATGCTGATTATTTTGCAAAGGTCAAAAGCACCTTGGCGACAGCAGATAGGTTTAACTTTATCGGCGGAAAATACCCGTCAGCGGAGATGATTAGCGGTAATTGGTCTGTCATTTTAAACCATGACGGATATATCAAGACCGCCTATCGGCACGAGAAGAACGGCGAAAGTTTTACTGAGATACAGACACGATGGGGTCATATTGTTTATGAATACAACATTGGCAAAGGACTTGGCGGTCAGCTTAAAAAGCTATTCGATTGATGTTAAGTATTGGGAGCCTGGTATGGGCGACGCCTTTATTTTTTTGGGAAACCGTGAGTTTTTGCAACAGCATCTTGCCGAATTGACGCCTGACCAAGGCCAGACCTTAACCAAGGCGGACGGTCAAGTGCTGGCATTTGCCGCTAAACAGTACGAAAACGAAGACGACGACGATGTACGCATTTTAAGGATGTGCGTTGATGTTATCAATGGCAAGCCCTTGCCTAAAAGCGCGTAGGTAAAAGGTGGGCAAAGCAGCGTTGCCCACCCTACGCGGCTCATCGCCATTTTGGAAGGCATTTTAAAGGAGCGCAGATCATGATAGACCCTACCCGGTACGCATCTATCCTTAATGTAATGATCGAGACCGCGAAAGCGCGCGGGCTGGACAACCCGGGTAGCTTGGAGGCGGAGGTTTGCTATGAGTTGCTGGAGGCGGCCATTTCCGACGCTAAGACCTGGGGTGTCCCGCTTGAGGAGATCGGCCTGGGCGGTTTTGACACCGCCGGGTTGTTGCGGAAAAAACCTTAGTAAAAGGTGGGCAGAAAAGCGTTGCCCACCGTACGCAGCTTATCAAAGTTGGCCTTAAAAACCCAAGCCGCCAAATTTGCCTTTTAAGGGGCGGCGATGCAAAAGCTACATCGAACTACCAGAAAAAAATTTAAACGAAATTTAAACGGGTTTTAAACGCCTTCCTGCGGGTGTTATAAGGCAAGCGCGTGGGCAAAACAGCGTTGCCCACCCTACGCCCTAAAACAAGTAGCCCCTATCCCAAAGCAAGCCCCGTGGAAAGCCTTCCTTGGGGCTTTTTTTATGCCTGCCGCCTTACACTGAAGCCTAACTGGTTTTCAACCCTTTTAGGACACTCTTATGAAAAGACACTCGCTTTTGTCCGCGTTGGCCTGGCTGGCCGGGCCCGTGCCGCTGATGGCCGCCGAAGCGGGCGGTGGCGCGGCCGCCACAAACCCGCCCGTCACACCCGCCCCTGCCACAAATCCGCCCGCCGTGGACGCGGCGGCCATTGAACGGGCCGGGTTCGACAAAGCCCAGGCGCAGTTCGCCGGGGAATTTAAGGCCGCCACCGGCTTCGACTCGCTGGAGGCGTTTAAAAAAAACCAACTGGAAACCCAGGGCAAGTTCCAGGAACTGGCCGAGTCCAGCGCGGACAAGGCGCAAAAATACCAGGCCAAGTTCCAGCAGGCCGCCATTAGCGCGGCCTTGTCGGCGGCGGCCGTGGACGCGGTGGACCCGGAAACCGTTGGCCAGTTGTTGGCGGGCCGGTGCGCGGTCGATGACGACGGCCATGTCACCATCGACGGCAAGCCGGTAGCGGCAGCGGTGAAACAATTGTTGGCCGACAAGCCGTTTCTGGCCAAGGCCCAGGGCGGGCCCGGTTCCGGCGCCCCGCAAGCCCCGCGTGGCGACAGCCCGGCTGCGGCCACCCTTAACCCCCTTAACCCCCTGGAGCGGCTGAAAGCCGCCCGCCAAGCAGGAGCTAACTAATGGCACTGACACTGATTGAAGCGGCCAAACTGGAGACCGGCGACACCGTGCGCCGGGCGATTATTGAACTGTACGCCGATTCTTCCGACATCCTGACCACGCTGCCGTTTGCGGCCATCCAAGGCAACTCGCTGAAATACAACCGCGAGGACACCTTGCCGGGTGTGGGTTTTCGGGGCGTCAACGAAAGTTACACGGCCTCGGTCGGGGTGATCAACCCGTTGTCCGAGCCGTTGGTGATTGCCGGCGGCGAGCTGGACGTAGACACCTTTATTGTGGCCACTATGGGCATGGAACAGCGTTCGGTACACGAGGCGATGAAGCTGCGGGCGCTGGGTCTGGCCTGGACGAGGACTTTTATCAAGGGCGACAGCCAGTCCGACCCGCGCGAGTTTGACGGCTTGCAGGCTCGGGTGACCGGGGCGCAAAGAATCGCTGCGGGCGCCACCGCCGGCGGCACCGCCTTAAGTTTGGCCCGGCTGGATGAAGCCATTGACCAAACCCTAAACCCCACCCATTTGTTGATGAGCAAGGCCCTGCGCCGCCGCTTGACCCAGGCGTCGCGCAACACGGCGGTGGGCGGTTTTATCAGCTACGAAAAAGACGCGTTTGGCAAGACCGTGACGATGTACAACGACTTGCCGATCCTGACCGTTGACCTAGACAACGAGGGCGTCGCCATTCTGCCCTTCACCGAGGCGGCAACGTCGGGCGCCGCCACGGCCACATCACTTTATGTGCTGAGCATCGGCGACGGCATGTTGACCGGCATCGAGAACGGCGGCATGCGGGTGCAAGACCTGGGGTTGTTGCAATCCGAGCCGAAATACCGCACGCGGGTGGAATGGTTCAACGGCTTGTGCGTGATGCACGGCCGCGCCGTGACCCGGCTTCACTCAATCGCCGATGCCGCAGTGACGGCTTAAGGGGGCATTATGTCTGATTATTCACGCTTTACTTACGATGCCGCGCTCAGCCTGAAAGGCGCGGGCTTGGTGGCGGCAACCGCCAACGGCCCGGTCATTTTGGATTTGGGTTCCGGCCTGGTGGACGGGTTTTTGGTGCTGGACGTGACCGCCGTGGAGACGGCCAGCACCGATGAAATTTACACCATCAGCCTGGAAGGCTCGAACGTGGCGACAATGGCCTCGGGCAGTGTGGCGCTGGCCCGGATTGAAATGGGCAACGCCACCGCCCCGGCCGATGCCGACACCGGCACCGGCCGGTTCGTGGTGCCGTTCCGCAACGAGCAGGACGGGGTGCTGTACCGTTATGTCCGCGTGCACACCCAGGTGGCGGGCACGGTGGCCACGGGCATCAATTATTCGGCGTTTATCGCCAAGAGATAAGCCATGGAAAAAGTGACTGTTTACGACCTAAACACGGGCGAAGCCCTGCAACGCTGGCCTATTGACGCGCGTGAATGCGTGGCCAGCGGCGCTTATAGCTTTATTCCACCGGAAAGCGGCGAAACCGGCGAAAGCGGCGAGCCGGAAGCCGCCGCCAAAGCCGGTCGGAAGAAGGGCGCATGATGGCTTTTGACCTAGACCTGGGCACTGTGCCATCGGTGTTGCGGGCGTTGCAAGACCCGGCCCTGGCGGCCCGCGCGGCCAAGGCGATGGCGCAACGCTACACGAGCGACATCCATGATTGGATAGACGCAGGCCGCGCCTTCACGCCGCGCGAGGGGCTGTTGCAGGGTTCGGTCAATTGGCGGCCTACCCCCGACGGCGGCGAAGTGTACGCCAACGCCGATTATGCCCGCTTCGTCGAGCAAGGCACGGGTGTTCATGCCGGGCGCGGCCCCTGGGTGATAGGGCCAAGCGCCGGCCGCCGGGGGCTACGGTTCCCGGCGGCAGGCGGCGGCTTTATCGTGCGCCGGGCCGTCACCCACCCGGGCGGGCGGGCGTTCCCGTTCTTTTTCGCCGATGGCGAGGCCCGGGGCCGGCGCATGCAAGCGGCCGCCCGTTCGGTGTTGGCGCAAGCGGCGGGGGGGCAGGATGGCTAAGTACGCAACCCTGGCCGATTGCGCCGACATGCTGGTGGTTTGCACCGCCCAGCATTTGCAGGACGCGGACGTGTTCGTGGACTTGGCGCTGCAAGCGCGCGGCATAGACCCGGCCGATTTGGTGTTGCCCAACCCCACGCTAACCAGCATCGCGGTGGCCTGGGCGAAGCGGCAGGCGGCGGTGGACGGGGCGAACGGCCCGGATTCGCCGCTGGTGGACAAGGCGCGGCAGTATGAGGCCACGGCGAAAATCTTGGCGGCTAAACTCAGCCGCCCCGCCGTGGGCCTGGCCACGCCCGCCGGGGCCGGGTTTGGCCAGTTCGGCCTGGGGCGGTCCTGATGAGCTGGTTGGCAGGGCGCGAGGCATTGCGTAGCCAATTGGCCGACGACCCGGTGCTGATGGCGTTTTGGCACGGCCATTACGGCCGCCAGCCCCGGCATTTTATCGGCTACCGGCGGCCGCAGACGGCGGACGACTACCCGGCACTGTGTTATGTGCTGACCCAGGCGGTGCGCGGTGGTCCTGAGGGCGACCGCGAATGGATCGGCCTGGTGATTGCGGTGCATGAGCCGGGCATGACGGGTGACGTGCTGGACGGGGTGGCCCGCCTGTCCGAAGCCGGGGCGCTGGTGCTGGACAGCATCGACCGGCGCTGGCGGCAGACCGCCGCCTTCTTTGTCGGCCCGGCACTGGAAAACCCGGAACTGGAACAGCGGCACCCGTATTACCAATCTGAAATCGCGTTGCCTTTTTTGATCACCAAAACAGCGTAGTGTGGGCAACGCTTTTCTGCCCACCTTTTACCTAATCAGGAGACTTATGAAAACCCTTGTCATACAAACCCATAACCACCGGCACGAAGGCCGGTTGTTAAACCCGGGCGAGCGCATCGCGGTCGATGAGACCACCGCCGACTGGCTGATCGAGCGCGGTGTCGCGGCTTTGGCCGATGGCGACAAGCCAAAAGTTACCCCCATCCATAAAACCGGAGACAAACCATGAGCGAGTATTTTAAAGGCCGGGGCAAGGTCTACCAAGCCGTAAGAAATTTCAGCAGCCAAACCGATGACGGCTTTATGGCGGTGGCCAATAGTTTTTCTTGGCTGGGCAACGTGTCCGAGTTTAGCCTGGAGCCGTCGTCCACCCGCGAGACCGTGATCAACTTTTGGGATGGGACCGACGGCAAGGACTTGTCCTTGCTCAGCGACCTGAGCATGAAGGTGACGATGATGGCGGAAGAGGCCAGTTTTGAGAACATGAACCTGGCCCTGCTGGGCGGGCGCCGAATCATCCAGGGCGAAACCGTGACCGGGGCGCTGTTTGCGGTGCGCAATCTGACCACCAAAAGATGGATTGAGCAAGACGGGACAACAGCGTTGCCGCTGGGCCGGGCCGTGCGGGTGGCGCGCTCCATCAGCCCCGACCATTTGTTCATTGACAGTTATACGATGTTCGACCCGGCCAGCGTGGTGGTCAGGGACAGCAGCACGCCACGAAAAACCCTGCAACTTAGGACGCATTACACGGTTAATACGGGCAACGGCAACTTTACCTTCACGGCCTTCCCGGCCGGTGTCACCTTCCCGTTGCGGGCCGATTTTGACGCCAACCTGTCCATTGACACCATCGACGGCCCGGTGGACAGAGACCGGCCCTACGCCTTGACCCGGCAAAACCTGGAGACCCTGGTCATCAGGGATTCCGCCAACCCACGGGCCACGCTGGACCCGGCACTGTACGATGCCGACCTGTTGGCGGGCATGGTGACTTTTAAGGCTGGGGTGAACCAATTGGGCCTGGATTGGCCGCTGCAGGTGACGAGCACCTACGGCGCGGTCGAGCAACTGACCCTGATGGAGCAGCCGAGCGTGGAGCGGTGGCTGCGCTTTGTCGGCATCAACCTGGTGGACGGCCGGAATATCATGGCCGACATTTACCGGTTTTCACTGGACCCGGCCAAGCTGTCCTTGATTACCAAGGACAGCAGCAAGCTGACGTTCACCGGCGAGGCTTTGACCGACCCATCGATGCCCGCCGATGGCCCGATGGGGCGGTTGGGCCGGATTATGAGGTACCGTTAACATGGCAGCGGCGCGGCACATTAAAATCATCGGCGACACCGTCGCCGTCTACTGGGAGGAGTATGTGCAGGACACCCTGCCGCTACGCTTTAACTGGCTGAACCCGGACAACAGCCCGGTCGATTTGACCGGGTTTGCCGTTGTCCTTGACATTTACCGGCGCAATGAAACCGCGCCGGTGCTGGCCTTGACGCAAAACAGCGGCGTCACCCTGGGCGGGGCGGACCACAACATAGCCGCCACCCTGACCGACAGCCAAACGCTGGCGTTAGGTGCCGGCGAGTTTCCTTATTACCTGAAGCTGACCGCCCCCGATGGCCATGTGAACACGCTGGTGGCGGGCCATATCACCTTAAAGCCAAGGATTTGCCCATGACCACCGTGACCGTGGACAACAAAATAGCCACCGTGGTCGTGGACAACAAAACAGCCGCTGTGGTAGCCGTAGCCCAACAAGGCCCGTCCGGGCCGCAGGGCTTGCCGGGCGAAGCTGGGTCGCCGGGCTTGCCGGGCGAAGCTGGGCCGCCGGGCTTGCCGGGCGAAGCTGGGCCGCAGGGCTTGCCGGGCGAAGCTGGGCCGCAGGGCTTGCCGGGCGAAGCTGGGCCGCCGGGCTTGCCGGGCGAAGCTGGGCCGCCGGGCTTGCCGGGCGAAGCTGGGCCGCAGGGCTTGCCGGGCGAAGCTGGGCCGCAGGGCTTGCCGGGCGAAGCTGGGCCGCCGGGCTTGCCGGGCGAAGCTGGGCCGCCG